GGGAAAATATACAGCCACTTATTGCGGCTCTGACTCCTCTGTTAAAAATTATCGCAAATATCATCGGAGTGGTCATTGTAGGGGCTGTGGGCGTACTATTTAGCGTAGCCAGCGTAGCGTTTACCGCCATTGCTGGATTGATTGATGGTGTTGCAGCGGCCTTGGGTAAGGTCGGAGAATTCATTAAATGGTGTGGTGATGGGCTGACAAGTCTCATCAACAAAGTGGAATATTTCCTGGGCATAGGCGAGCAATTCAATGCGGAAAATAGTGGATTGGAACGATTTGCCCAAACGACGCTGAATATGGATAATTCGACAAAGAACTTTAATATTACTGTTCCTACTCCAGAAGATGCTATTTCAGGTGCCAGGAGACTGGGGATTGGAGTAAGTCCGTTTTCATAGGAGTGATTACCATGAGCATCATTACGGATGGATTGATTGCACAGAAGAATACAGGCGTTCTCCCGAAACTGACGCAACCGGCCCAGATTGGCGACATGCTCGAATGTGATGTCATTCTGTCCCGGACGACGACATTTGAGTCTGAGGTTACGCAGTTCCCCGTAGAAGACGGCTTTTCCATCTCAGACCATTGTATACGCAAACCGATGAAGCTGACTCTTGAGGTGCTGTTCACGCCGACGCCTGTTACCTGGTTCCTGGCGGCATTAGGCGGTTCCCGCCACAGCCTGAACCGGGTCATAGATGCCGTCATGGACATCTGGAAGAAGGGTGAGCCGGTCACCATCAAACTAGTTGACGCTATCTATACCGACATGATCATGACCAGTGCACCCATGCCGCGTCGTACCGAGGATGGGTACTGTTATAAGGCTATACTGGAGTTCCAGCATGTGCGCCGGGTCACACAGCGTACGGAAGACATCCCGGAAGACGGTTGTAATGCCGACGCCCAGGGGAAAGCCGGCCAGACCGGAAAAGACGGTGGCATGGCCGCCACGGAGGAAATCGGCACAGGTCTTCAGACCATCGACCCCAGCACGGTAAATGATGCAGAATCTGGTGATATCTGGACTCAGATTGCCACAGGCAATGTAGATCTGAGTCAGTTCGGGGCCATCGGCGTCGGGCTGGAACATACGGCGGCCATGGCCACGGTATCCATTGCCCAGTCCATGGGCGGAATGGGGGCGGTGCTCTGGTGATTACGATTAGTACCTTAGATGCCAATTCGTTCGTCGAGTCGGTCATTTTGGACTCGATTCTCTACCGGCTCCGGCTGAATTGGAACGATGACGGCCAGTATTGGACGCTCGACGTCTGCAATAACGACAACTCCGAGCTGGTCCGTGGTATCGTCGTTGTTCCGAATTTCCCGCTGCTCCATGCGTACCGGCGTATCAAGGGCCTGCCTCCGGGCGAGCTGTTGGCCGTCGTGCCCAGTGCAAGTATTTCGGATATTGGCCGCAAGGACTTTACCAGCGGGAAAGCACGTCTGATCTACATGCCGAAGGAGGAATTGACGAATGTTGTGGAATCGGCAGTATAGGGTCAAGTTCCCTGGGATAGGTCTGGAATTTGCCAATACGCTCCGCATCTCGTTTGACATCACGAAAGACCTGTCGAAGAATACGAACAAAGGGAAACTGACCATCTGGAACCTCAGCGATGAGACCCGGCATAAAATCAACGTGCCCGATACCAAGGTTGAAATTTATGCCGGGTATAAGGATAATGGCGGGGCCGTCCGGCTCTTTGTCGGGTCAGTCATCAGCGCTCAGACAAAAGACGATGGGAAGGATGTCACGACAGAATTAACGCTCTCCGATGGCCAGACGGCCATCCGGGATACGGCATTTTCCCTGTCCTTTGCGCCGGGCACACCTGGCAATACCATCATCCAGTACATTGCCGATGAAATGGGCCTGCCCCTCGTCTGGGGCGATGGCGTCCAATTCGGCACGTTTAAAGATGGGTTTTCCTTTGTTGGTATGGCCGCAGATGCCCTCGACGCTATCTGCTACGGCTCAGGCGTCAAATGGAGCGTACAGAATGAAATTCTACAGCTTATCAAGGAAGGCGGTACAGTCAGCAATAAAGGGCTGGTCTTTGCGCCGGACAGCGGCCTTATCGGGAGCCCGGAATGGTATACCAAGGCAAACTCTC